GCAATCAGAAGAGACAGAGGTCTTTACGACTTTAGAGTAACAGTTTCTTCTTCACCTGAAGACTTGGATAGAAACACTTTAAACGGTAAAATATACCTAAAACCTACAAGAGCTCTTGAATTTATTAATATAGAGTTCTTGATAACTCCTACCGGGGCTTCGTTCGAAAACATATAATCTAAAAAAATATGATAGGGGGTATTGATTTATCCCCTATCTTTGTTGTTATGAAAAGAAATATTATAGAAGGTTTCGAAGATAGTGGTACACCAGACATGAAATATTATGCATTCGATTGGGATGATAATATTGTTTCCATGCCAACAAAGATACTATTAAAAAATGATGAAGGTGAAGAAGTGGGAATGGGAACAGAAGACTTCGCACATTACAGAAAAGACATTGGTGTAAAAGATTTCGAATACGAAGGAAACACTATAGTCGGTTTTTCAAATGACCCATTCAAAAATTTCAGAACAGAGGGAGATAAACAATTCCTAATAGATGTGATGAAAGCAAAACCCGGTCCCGCATTTGATGACTTCAGAGAATCTATCAATAATGGTTCAATTTTTGCAATAATAACCGCAAGAGGACATAACCCAGAAACCATTAAACAAGCGGTTTATAATTACATCGTTACAGACTTCAACGGTATTGATAGAAATCAATTAGTAAAAAACCTAAGAAAGTTTAGAACATTCGCAGACGAAGAAGATTTAAGTGATAATGAGTTAATCAAGTCTTATTTAGAACTTAATAGATACCACCCTGTTTCTTTTGGAGACCCAAAAGGTGCTGAAAATCCTGAGTTAGCAAAAATAATTGCTATGGATGATTTTGTATCTTATGTTAGGGCGATGTCTGCTTTACTTAATAAAAAATCATACATCAAAAAGGGGTTTGGAAATAAATTCTCGCCGAAGATGCCAAAGGTAGGTTTCTCAGATGATGATGTAAGAAATGTGGAAACTATGAAAAGACATTTTCAAGATAAACCTGATAATATAGTTAATATTTATTCTACTGCTGGAGGAGTTAAAAAGAAATATTAATTTATATTTATAATACTTATTTTTTAATACTGGTTATATCTAGATAATAATTTTTTAAAATAAAAAGTCAATAGAAAAAGTTTTCAACTTGATACTATTTATAAACAATAAACAAAGATTTAAATAATACACACTATGGCGGATTTATTAATGAAAATGCCGATACCTTATGAACCGAAAAGACAGAATCGATTCATTTTAAGGTTTCCTTCTAGTTTGGGAATAAACGAATGGTTTGTGGAATCAACCGCTCGTCCTCATATCACAATTAACGCAACTGAAATACCATTCCTTAACACTTCCACCTATGTTGCCGGTAGATTCAATTGGCAGACTTTAAATGTAACCTTTAGAGACCCTATTGGTCCTTCAGCAGCACAAGCTCTTATGGAGTGGGTTCGTTTACATGCCGAGTCTGTAACAGGTAGAATGGGTTATGCCGCAGGATACAAAAAAGATGTGGATTTAGAAATGTTGGACCCAACCGGTGTTGTTGTTGAGAAGTGGATTCTTTATGGAACTTTCTTAACAGATGTGAACTTCAACACTTTGGCATACAACCAAGATGGTTTAGCAACCATTGCGGCAACAATGAGAATGGATAGATGTGTGTTAGTTTACTAATACTATTGATTTCAAAAATTAAAATCATATACTTAACCGTAGGAAAACTATAAACTTTCTACGGTTAATTTTTTTTATATGGATAGTCAATCAAGAGAATTTGGACAAATGAATCTAACACTCCCACATGATGTGGTTCCCTTACCATCTGGAGGTGTTTTTTACAAAAACAAAAAACAATCAATTAAAGTCGGTTATCTGACCGCGATGGATGAAAACATCCTATTGGGTGGAGGAGATATCGCAACAAACCTACTCAGGACAAAAATATTTGAACCTGATTTTAAAGTTGATGATATGTTGAATGGGGATGTTGAAGCGGTTCTCATCTTTTTAAGAAACACATCATTTGGTCCGGAAATAACACTAAATGTTACTGACCCAAAAACAAGAAAAGATTTCACAACAACAGTTTTGTTGGACCAATTAAGTGTGATTAAAGGTCAAGAACCAAACCAAGACGGGACGTTTACTATAACACTTCCAAAAAGTAATTCAACCGTTAAAGTTAAACCATTAACATGGGGAGAGTTGAATCAGATTAATGCGATGTTAGATACGTATCCACAAGGAAGAACTCCACCAAGAGTAACCACGAGATTACAGAAAGAAATTGTAGAAGTTAATGGTGAGAGAGGTATGGCGGAGATATCAAAATTTGTAGAACAACTTCCAATAATGGATTCCAAATTCATTAGAAAGTTTATCAATGAAAATGAACCAAGATTAGATTTAAGAAAAACAATCACAACCCCATCAGGAGAATTACTAACAGTAAATGTTGGTTTTGGGGTAGACTTTTTTCGCCCTTTCTTCTAATTATAGAAAAGTTCAAATTGATGAATTCTATTATTTGAACACATTAATGAAAATAACATACTCGGATTTCGAAAAGATGCCAATTTTTGTTAGGAAGTATCTTTTAGAAAAATGGTTGGAAGAGAATAAAAGCAAGGACTGAAATTTCAGTCCTTGTTCTATTTATAATATAAAACAAAGTTATGCAAGAAGCCGGAGACAAACAAAATCCTATGGTGGAAAAGGCTATAGAAGGACTTAAAAATGCTTTACCTAATTTTGAAAATGCATTCTTAGAAATAATGGGTATGACAACCCGTCTAAATAATGTATTTGGACAACTTAACCAAAGAGTTAGTGAAATGGCTAAGGGACTCGGTGATGCAATCCCTAAGGTCGTGGCGTTGGGTGGTAGTGCAGCTGATGCTTTCGAAATCATACGAGATGTATCTGAACAAACAAAACGTAATGTGATTGCAAGTTCAGAAGTTGCGGAAGAAATATTTGCAATTAATAAAATTTTAGGAACAGATACTAAAAACTTAATAAAAGACTATGAAAGTATAGGTGTTCAAATGTCAAGAATTGCCCCTGAAGTCGAAAAGGCTATTTTTTATATTCAGAATGTCGGAATGAATGCTAAAGAAATAATGGAAGATGTTAATGACAACATGACAAAACTGAACGAACACAAGTTTCAGGGTGGTGTTGAAGGATTAGCAAAAATGGCCGCTCAGGCATCAATGTTGAAATTTAGTATGGAGGCAACATTTCAGGTTGCAGACAAAACGTTAGACCCACAAAAAGCTATTGAAATGTCTTCCGCATTCCAAAGGATGGGTGTAAGTGTAGGAGATTTGACGGACCCATTCCAATTAATGTATAAGTCATTAATGGACCCTAAGGGACTTAATGAAAGTCTTGGTCAAATGACGAAACAATTTTCAGTCTTCAATGAAGAAACTAAGTCCTTTGAAATTTCTCCAGCAGGTATAATGCAAATGAGAGAACTTGCGGACCAAACAGGAATATCTTACAAAGAATTAAGTCAATCTGCGTTGGCGGCCGCTAATTTAGATAGAGCCTTGGGACAATTAGACCCGAACATCATGTCAAAGATGAGTGAAGAAGAGAAAATGTTAATGATGAATGTTGCTCAAATGGACAAGACGGGTGACTACACAGTTAAATTACAAGGTGATGAGAAGTCATATAAGTTAGAGGAGTTAACACAAGAACAATTCAAACAATTCATCGAAGAACAAAAGGTGAAGAGTCAAATGAAAGTTGAAGATATTGCCTATCAACAACTAGAAGCGTTAAAGGGTATCAATGCACAAATGACCGCGATAGGGGAAAAAATGGCTTATGGTGTTGCCACAACAGATTTTGTCACCGATGTTACAGATACTATGAGAAAGTTGGGTATGAGTTCCGCGGAAATATTGAATAAGTCTGTCCCTGACACATCAAAAATCAGAACCGGTGCTCAAGAAACAATTATGGATATTAAAGACATAATTAAGGATTTACAGAAAGGTGATACAAAAGATGCAAAAGAAAAATATTCTGAATTAAAAGAAAAAATCGAAAAGTTAAAAACAGGTGGAGATGATGGTTTACAAAAGTTGGGAGAAGATTTGGAAAAGAATTTTAACGAAGTAATGAAAAAGGCAGAACAAAAACCATCATTCAGAGGTAGGTCTGCCACAGGGCAAGGTATGGTCGGTTCATCACAAAAAGTAGACTTAGGGGGGACAGTAACCTTCAAAGTCGAAGCCCCTCCCGGAGTAAGTAAAAATGATTTAGAACAATATATTAATAGCACTGAGTTTAAACAAAAAATATATCAATATATAAAAGATATTGATATTGAAAAGGAGAAGACAAGTAATAAAACACCTTAAAAAACTTCTATATAATCTATTTATATTAAATTAGAATAAATGGCTAATAGTCCTTTAGATTTCCCATCAACACAAACTTTTAGAACAAGATTAGTTGCTAGAAATCTAGCCCCATACCCTAAATCACCAAACAGACCTGACCCACCATTTAATTTTCCGATAATTCAGTCAGACTATGAAGTTATAGATAGTCCCGACCAACTGATAGACCAACCAACTTTAGCGAACGAGTTATACCCATTAAATCAATATGGTAGTGATGGTGGATATAGACAAACGAGAGATGTAAATGTTTTAAATAATACAAACTCTAATGAGGGAGAATATGGTGTAAATGATGCGGAAATAATTTTACAAGCTTTTAACCAAGCGAACAAACCGGGAGGATGGAAAGTATTAAATGCTTATGGGGACGGAACAAGTAATGTTATTGATTCATCAATTAATTTTTCAAGTTTTGAGGTATTACAAATTAATAACGGAAGAACAGGAAACTCACAACCATATCCTACAACATTTGTCCCTTCATTTTATAGAGCATCAAATATATTATTATCAGACAATCCAAGAGGAACTAATGGTAATTTGAGTCAAGATTCTTTTATTGCAAAACTCGGTGCTAAAGTTTTGAGAAGAGAGTTTCAAGATAGAATTGCCGCCGAACTGAGAAGACAAACATTAGGTAGGGCTAATTTTCTTAATACAAATAGCACTTCTAATTTAGTTGGTATAATAACAGGAACCATCCCACTTTTACAACCTAATTATCAAATTACCGTTCCCGCAAATCCTATTTCATACGCTGCAGAATTTGCGTTAAGATTAGCAGGAGGGTTTTTACCCGTATCACCGATACCTGGTTCTTATTTTGACTCAAGTATAAATCCGGGACAACCCACCACAATTCAACAAATAACAAATGCGTTTAATAATACTGTTGGACAAACAGGTGTTGGTCAGGTTATATCAGCATTACTTGGTAGTTCAAAAACAGGTTCACAATTATTTTTAAATAATACTGGTAGAGGTCAGAAATCTAGACTGTTTCTTAACATTGATTATAATATATATAAACCGGGATATGACAGAACACTTTTAGATAGACTTGGTGGTGCGATTTTTGGAACAAGTGTCAATAATAGTAATTACTATATAGGTTCGACAACATCAGAACCCTCTAGAATTTTTTCACCAAGTGGTGATTTACCCGGAAATGAATTTGGAAAAGAAGTTCAAGCACCTGTATACGGACCAAGTAAATTGGCACAACTTTATGAAGGAGAGACTAGTAAACAAATTAAGTTGGGTGCTAACGGTCCAATCTATAGTAATGGAGGGGGTATAGAAGGGGGTATGACATGGGTTTCCCCTAAGTATAAACAAAACGCAGGTAAGAAGGTAGGACAGGGTGGAGAGATAGTGAGAGATGATAATGATTTTAAAGAATCATCTTTCTTAAGCACCGAATCAACCAATTTAGATTTTAGGGATGGTTCTATTTTAGATGAGACACAAAGATTAATTAATAGTCAACCACAAGGTGGAAAAAGATTAGAACACGTCGGAAACGCGATTGACCAAGTTAGTAAGGTCTTCAACGATGGATATAAAGAGATGACAAAGGGCTCAAGAGTTTTGGCATACATTGGTGAGATAGGTCAAGAGAGAGGTGCGGAATATTGTAGAGTATTTGCGAAAGACACACCTTATTTACAATATAATGATTTACAGAAGACTGATGGTATGACTACGGAGGGTAGAAGATTTAGTTACTCGGTATTGGATAAGACATATAATTTAAATATGTATCCAAACAAAAGAGAGGGTGGACAAGATTCAACAAATTTAGTTGGTGGAACAGGAGAAGAAGGTAGAGCAAAAAAATATATGTTCTCGTTAGAAAATTTAGCTTGGAGAACATCAAACAAACCGGGTTATACTGTTTCAGATTTACCGGTATGTGAGAGAGGACCTAATGGTGGACGAGTAATGTGGTTTCCACCATACGATTTAAAGTTTACTGAGTCATCAAGTGCTAATTGGAAAGGAACCGACTTTTTAGGAAGACCTGAACCAGTATACACTTATAATAACACAAGTAGGAGTGGAACATTATCTTGGAAAATAGTTGTAGACCACCCATCAGTTTTGAATGTGATAGTGGATAAAGTTTTAGCTAATGAAACTAATAAGACAAGAGTTGATTCTATTTTAGAATCTTTCTTCGCCGGATGTAGAAAATACGATTTGTATGAATTAGCAAAAAAATATTATACGGTAAATCCAAATGATATTTTTGAAATTCAAAAAGAATTACAATATAGGGATGTTAGCACAGAAAGAATTAGGTATATAAAAGATTCAATCACAACAGGGGAAGATGGGACACCGGACACTATCAAGACAAGCCCTACACCACCGACAATAGATGTGAATAAATACAAAAATTTGGGATTTTATTTTCATAACGACATTCCGTTGAGGAAACAAACAGTCGGCTCATTTGAAACATATTATAATGAATACTTAGGACTCAAAACGAAATATTCGAATAATAGTCCAACTACCACTACACCATATAGTAGTAGTGCGAGCCAAACTGCGAATTTCTTTGTGGATATCGTGGAGGATAATTTTACAAAGTTGAAAGAAATGGCGGGTGAATTACTTAATCTTTTTATCACAAACAAGAAAGCAACCGCAACATTATTATTAATAGGAAGTGCGTCTTCACCACAAACTAAAGCGTATAATGTAGAGTTGTCGAAAAGGAGAGTAGAGGCTGTGACTAATTGGTTAACAAACTTCAAGGTCGGTGATAAAACTCTAGGTATGTTTATGAATAGTTCGCCGAAAAGATTAATGGTTTTCCCTGACCCAAGAGGGGAACAAACAAGCGTATCACCAACAGGAAAACAAAACTTCGGTTCATATAACTGTGAGAACGGTGATAAAGATACTGCGGGAAGCTCCGCTGAAAAAATTTACACCGTAAATGCGATGGCGTGTAGAAGGGTTGGAGTTAAATTAACAGTCAACGAATATCTTCCTGACAAAGAAACTATTGTACCTGGAACACCGGGAAATAGACAAACACAAGAATTTGAAACCCCTCAAAGATTTACAGAGACAACTCAAGTACCTGAGGAAGTTACGAGGACAGTAATTAGAGATAATATAACAAAAAGAGTTCTGAGGTCATTATTATCGGAATGTGATTATTTTGAAACAATCAAAGAAGAGACTCCGATGGTTTATGATAACCTCAAAGAAAAATTAAAATTTTTCCATCCAGCATTCCATTCAACCACACCTGAGGGATTAAATTCTAGATTAACCTTTTTACAACAATGTTTAAGACCGGGAGATACAATACCTGTAGTTCAGAAAGGTGGGGAATTACAATATAATAACGCAACAAATACTGCGTTCGGGGCACCACCCGTTTTGATATTGAGAGTAGGTGACTTTTATCACACTAAGATAATACCCGATAATTTGAATATCACATATGAAGGATTAGATATGAATCCCGAAGGAATCGGTATACAACCAATGATAGCAAATATAACCATGAGCTTCAAGTTTGTTGGTGGACATGGTTTAGCCGGTGCTGTAGATAGAATACAAAACGCCTTAACGTTCAACTATTATGCTAACACAGAAATGTATGATGATAGGGCTGACGTTACCGATACAAGTTATCAAGTGTTAGATAAGGATTTCTTGAATTATTTTAATATTAGTGTTCCACCACCAACAGTTAATCAAGTTCAAAACAACCCTGGACAAACAAATGGTCAAACTATAGGTGTTATCACATCTGCAACTACTTTACAATCAGGAGAAGTTGGTGATATTAATTATCAGGGATATATGAATGGATTTTTGGGTGAAACTCAAAATTATTTTACAAATGTGGTTAATAAGAATAGAGAAGTATTTAGACAATTTAATAATGCGGTTAGACAAATGTGGACATTTAATAGAGATTATCAAACCGGTAAAATTTTGTATACAGTTGGTAACGTAGATACCTATCTTTTTGGAAAACCAAAAAATGTGGAAGTCAAAATAAATGAGGTATTTAATGATTTCATAACTGATATAAATAATGATAGTGATGGATTGATATCTTTCATTAAAGGAACACCGGGTAACGCTAAAAACTTCTCAGACAAAGTTATCACCGCTTTGAAAGAAAATTACAAAAAGTATATATCAACCACGAAGAAAAATAACTTTCAAAGTGCTTTGACCAAGATAATTCAAGATTTCACAATTGTTCAACAAAATTATTTACAACAGATAAGTAAGGCCAATACTGTGGCATATCAACCATTGGCAAATAGAAGTGGAACAGACGGATTTCAACAAAGTAATGGGTTCGTTAAACTATATTTGATATCAGGAACAACTAAAGTAGACCCATCTTCAATACCAACACCATCTAATACATTTGTGGAATTAGAAAATGATATAATCAGAATCAGGGAAGATTTAAATAAATTTGATACTCTAACAAAAAATAAAGTCGATTTCACATTTGAAGGGAAAGCGAAAAATGGAAAATTAATTTACAACAATACTGAAATCCCGAAAAACGATGTATTCGTTCCTTTTACTGATAATGTAAAAATGAATAATCCTTCATTCAGAAGAAGTTATTTTATACTAAATGATGACATAGTGGATGATGCAAAATACACGGCATTTAAAAATCAAATAATTGGAAGCATACTTTCTAACTCTAGTTTATTTGGGAATGGAAATACAGAACTTGAAAGGGAGTTTGATGCTTATTGGAAAAATGAAGTAAAACCTGTTTTTGTGGATGAAAATAAAATTACTGAACAATTCTTCAATGAGTTAACTACAAAAACACTTAAGGATTATTTGGTTTATACTCCATTCTCAAAAACTAAGAAAAGAGAATTTGTTTTCACAACAACTATCGAAGGTGGAGAGGAGGCGTATACAAACAATAGAAACAGTTTAATTAAATCACTTGGGGCTTCAAACAATACAAATAACAATAAACTAACATGGAACGATTTAATAAATGCGGTTTATATAGGTAAAGTAAAATTAAATTAATGGCACTTCAATATTATAATAGGTATAGTGAGTTCTTAATCAACGGTCAACAAACCGTTGTTCCTTTTGTGCAAATACCACAAAAGACTACAGATAAGACTTACATTTATAAAGTTGGTCGGAGTAGGTTGGATAAAATATCTCAAGAATATTATGGAACACCATTCTTCGGATGGTTGATATTACAGGCAAACCCACAATATGGGGGTCTTGAAAATTATATTCCTGACGGAGCTATATTGATAATTCCTTTTCCTTTACTACCTTCTTTACAAGACTATAAAGGTGCATTAAGTAACCATTTTTATTATTATGGCAGGTAAAATTCAAGGAGACAAAAGTGGAAATATATATGTTGAGTTTGATTACAACAATATTATTATAGTCGACCCAAACAAAACGGTCGATAGTCAAGGTAATATATCCGAAAGGTTGGTAGACCATGAAGATTTGGTGATGTATGCCAACTTGGAGGCCGAATTATTACCAAGAACAAAATTAGCATTAGGTAGCACGACAGATAATATTCGAACAATATCAATTGCAAAAATTAACTTTTTAGCACCAACTAAAGATGATTACCTGTCTACGAACTATTACGATGAACTCACGGGTAAAGGAACAAGACAAGGTAAAGGAACAAATCAAACACAAACAGAGTTAATACCACCATCAAACGGTGACAAAGCATATACAAAATTAACCGCACTAACAGACGGAAAAGAAGGAACAATAGATACTGGTTTGTTAGGTATAACTAGTATTGCGGTAAAAACATCCAGTGCGTTTATACCAAGTGTTTCAATACAGTTAGAAGACGTTCAAGGAAGAGCCTTATTTCAGTTAGGAGAAAATTCACCGTATGCTGCGTTTCTTCATTTACCGTATCCTCCATTTTATCTTACGATGAAAGGATATTACGGACAAGCTATAAGGTATCAATTAAATTTGGAAAAATTCAATGTCTCATTCAATTCTACAAGTGGAAACTACCAAGTAAATTTGGAATTCAAAGGATACAAATTTAATATTTTGAATGAAATACAAATGGGTCATTTAATTGCGGCCCCACACATGTATTCATCAAGATTTGATATTTCTAACTCTAACACAGGTAGTCAAGTATCAAACGCATTACAAGGTTCTGCAACACAACAGTCATCAAATATACCTGTCGCTAACAATAGTAAGAACACTGTTACACAACAAATGTTTGTTGAAAAAGGATATCAAAAAATAATAGAAGTTTACGGTGAGTATAAATCAAAAAAATTAATACCACAAGATTTTCCGGAATTAACATTACAACAGTTAATTAACAAATTAGAGAACTTTGAGAAAAATATAATTGACAATTACAAAAAATCTGATGTTGAACCTTTAACCAATATGAGAGAATATATCCGAGTTCTTAAAAAGATGTATGGTGAAGTTTATAGTGAATCAGGCTCTTGGTTTACAAAAAACTTAAACCCTAAACCATTCATTGAAAAAGGAACAGGTATAAGATATTACGCATATAAAGAGAGTATTGACGATACTCTTAAACCAGAACTTGACTCAAAATTAGATTCGATAATAATCAAATACAATACAACACTAAACAGTAACCCAACTCTTGGACTTAAAGCACCTCAAGAAATAAAAAATCCCATATCTATAAATATGATTACCGCAACTACAACTGCGGATAAAATAGATTGGGTTGAGACCACAAGGGAGCAGACCGGTATTATAAGTCCAACGGTAATTCAAGTTCAAGAAGTCATACAATCATATAACAAATTATTTAAACCTACAACACTCTCAAGTTTTAAAAATTTATTAAGTTCAATCGGTGGTGAAACACCATTTATTGCTCGAGGTGAAAGTGCTAAAGTTCTTGAGTTTTTAAAGCCTCATTTTTTCATTTTTGACGGTCAGAACAGATTTATAGATGTTGTTAATAACATGAATGCTGAGGCAACAAAAAAACTTGCCGACATTGAAAATAAAATAACAAAAGAATTAAAAGAAAAAATTGAAGATTCAAAAACAGGAATTGGTTTTAGTCCAACAGTAAGAAATATAGTTTCAATTATAATGGCATCTGCGGAGGGATTTATAAGGTTGATGGACGATGTCCATACTAAGGCTTGGGGAGTAAGATATGACCCAATAAGAAAAAGTGCAATACTTAACAATACATCATCAGTTCAAGGCTCAGACACTAAGGATTTGGTTTCCGGAATCGACCCAAATTCACAAATACCTGTTTATCCGTGGCCACAATTTTTTGTGGAGACTGACGAAGACAAAAAAGGAAAGTATCAACTAAAATACATTGGTGACCCATCTATAATATCTCAAACTAAAGGTTATTTGTATGATAAGTGGCCTGAAGTTGAATTTGTTGAAGAATATATAAAGGGTATTACTCAGAGGTTTACACCACCAAACGCCCCAACACCAGAAAACATAAAGCAGTTTACAAATATTCTTAACATAAACGCTATAGAGTTTCCACAAACGGAAATAGTGTATAGTAATAAAGAAGAAGTTAAGTTTTTCTATGAAATATGGGAAAGACAATTTATGACTTCAAGATATTCAAATTTATCTCGTTTCAGTAAAAATGATTCTGAATACGACGAGATAATAAAACTATTAGTTGAGGTAGAATCTAAAAATATTCTTGATGGACTTGGGACTTCAAACCCTTACTTAAATTCAAAATTAAAGAATTATAAGTTTACTGCTGCGAATTATACTACTCTTCTTAGTCAAATTTCTAATAATGGGACAAGTCAATCATATATTGATTTTATAAGAGATATATTTGTAACACCATACATAAAAAGTTATACAAGTAAAACTTTTGGTATATTAAGTTTGGATGACTTAGGGAAACAACCCGCAACTAGTTTGGACGATAATAGACTAGAAATTATTGTTAAATCAACCCAAACTAACGAACCAACTCTTTTGGATATATATCCCTTCACAAATGCTGAGTGGGGACAAACAAACTTAGCAGACGGACAATCGATTCAAGATTTGAATAATGTGTTCAATACAACAAAAGTATTGAATGTTTATAAACAAAGAAATGTTATATCTAATTTTACCGATATAAATAACTTTACTCAAAACAGACCGGTAACAAATTTTTCTTTCTTAAATGTTCAGAACCCACTATCAAACAATGATTTCTTTTCATCGACTAATCAGACATCATTTCTCCCTACTTTTTATAGTAATAGACAACCCTTAAACTTTATTCCAACAGAAGGATATTGTTTATTTGATGTTCCTAAAAATAAAAATAAACCAATACCTAATATCTTAGCCGGTGATTTACCAATACAAACCACAACTTCAATACTAAACACGCCTTTCTTCATCAATTCAATCGTAGAAGGTGTTGCAAAAAGTAAAAATAATAATGAGCTTCCTTATGTCGAGGCGGCTTACTTATTTATCAATTCTTTACCGTTAATCTCGTTAAGAGAAAAATATAAATCAAATAGTATAAATTCAAATCAGTTGGATTATATGTTTGCATCTTTGAAAAAATTCGGTGCAATACATAAGTTACCATACTCTTGGATTTTGAAAATTGGGTCCTTATGGTATAGATATAAATTAGAGAAAGAAACGGGTGTTGATATTTTATCCAAAATTTGGAGGTCGGCAGATTATAAAGATTTATTTGACCCAATCACAAAGAAAACCGATAAAATTTATACACTTGATTTTAATGGAAACACCGGAAACACAATTCAACTAGAATATATTAGTAGTGAAAATGTGGTAGTTCAATCAGGTTTTTACCCAAAACTAATTAACGATTTTAATTACTTTTACAAGGGTGGAGATATATATTCGAATTATTCAGATTCGGAAATACAACAATCAATAAACGAAGGACTTAAACTTTACAACTTTACAGAATCTAATCTGAATGTTACTCAGAACGATATACCTTTAAGGTATATCACTTGGAGTGTTTTACTACCTGGTGCTAGTGGGTATTATTTTATACCCTCATTCGGTGGTTCACAAAATCAAGTTGTTGATTCATTAATTACAACAACACAAACACCACCACTACTCTCAACCCAAAGTGTTTTAGGCGGATATTCAATAACAGGGAATACATCAGTCTACAATGGCTCAATGAGATTATTATGGGCGGCACCAAACTATGGGTATTTTGATGAGAGTCAAATAATAAAACCTGATGCTGAATCTTATTTAAATAACATTGTTGGAAATAGTCAGTCAATATCACCATATAAATTATCAAATAAAAACGATTACACAAAAATTGAAGAAATATTTTCAGTTTTTAACAAAGAAATTTTAGACTCATTCGAATTTGAGTTTAAAAACTTTTCTAAATCTGTTGATAAATTACAATATGAACCAACACAAAACCCATCAATTGGTCAACAAACAAGTAATCCAAATCTAACCTATAGAAATTTTCAATCACTCATGAGAACCCTAATGGTTATTGACAAACCAATCGATGGGGTTACTAATGAAACCTATTTCTTGGATTCAATAGATGACCAACTTGGAAACTTCAGTTCGATAATTTTGAAATTTTTGGAGTATGATGTGATTTTAAAATATGGTAATCCATCAAATTATGATAGATATATTTTTGATTCTTTTCTAAATAGACCTGTATTTAATGGATTTCTAGCGGTTCAACAAGCCGCCCAAGCAATACAATCAGGTAGTTTAGTAAATCCAAAGTTTTTCAAACCTTACTTAGCAGGAAGTTTACCGTCAAAAGGTGGGACAACAACTTTAATACAATCAAAAAATAGTTATTTTAATGAATGGGTGGCGTTAGAAGAGTATGTCGGATTTTCAACAATCGACGGTTTAAAATATTCTAATAATGGTTCATATATTACTGACTTCTTCATTGACAACAATATTGAGTTTTCGGTAGAAAATATAAAAGACCTATACCAATTGATAAAAATATACGCAACCCAAAAACTTAATAAACCAACATTTAATAGCACTCAATTCAATACTTTATTGAATAACTATTTAACTGATTGTAATAAAATACAAACGGATACTTTGGATGGGATTTTGGCGAAAATTCAAAAAGATTTACCAAATTACAATGAAGTCCCTGAAAAAACAATAGATTCAAAAATAAGTGGACAACAAACTAAAGTAGACTTATATGAAAACGTATTTAAAGCGTTGAATGACAAGTGGATTGCGGGTGGTGATTATAAAAACAAAACCTTTTTTGAGGACATTCTTTTCTTAGATAAAGCGTCGCGAAACATAGGGGATACTTTATATTTAGATATTTTCAGTTTGAAAAAATATCTAAATAAAGAAATGAGTATGAAGATGAGTGTTTATACATTTATTGCAAATATTCTTTATGAGAATAATTTTGTAATAATGAACTTACCTGCATATGTTAATTTTTATAATATACAAAATGTAGACGGAGTTTCAACCCCGACTGGTAATTCATTAGAGTTTGCGGATAATATGTGGGGGACTTTTTTAAATGTGGATTATAGGGAGGCCGGTCCAAAAATGGTTTGTTTCTTCGTTGGTCGACCAGCAAATTATGTAGAATTACCGGAAAGTAAAAATTATTTATTTAGAAGTGATGGAATACAATTAGATAAAAGTAATCCATTGATTGAAGATTTAAATGAAAAACAAAAAAGGAAAGATTGGGCTCAGTCAAATAGATGTGTTGGATTTACCGTAGATATAGGTATAAGAAATCAAAATGTTTTTTCTAATTTTTCAGTGTCTCAAGATAATGGTAAAGGGACGAGTGAAAGTGTTCAGAATTTAGTGAACATGATAGAACAAGCGGGAGGAAGGCAGTCGTCAACACAGAATGTGGGGTTATATAATTATTACAGTCAAAGAAGTTACGGATGTCAAGTTGTATGTTTAGGTAATGCAATGATTCAACCAACCATGTATTTTAACCTTAGACACGTTCCAATGTTTAATGGTCCATATTTTATTACTGATGTTGAACATGTCATAACCCCTGGTCAATTCCAAACAACATTTAAAGGTGTTAGACAAGGTGTGTTCGACTTACCTGCAATAGATAGTTTCCTTCAAAGTATAAATCAAAATTTACTAACAAAACTCGAAAAGGCTCTCGTAAATAAAACCGACGAAAAAGGAACATCTTCCGCATCATCCAACTTAACAAAGACCTCATCAAGTGTTCAAGGGGCTAGTAATACTGGCGCCCCGACAAATAGAAACGGATTCGTATCAACCGCCTATACACAAACAGTAATTAATAGAAGTGATTTAGTTGCAAAGATAAAAAGTGCAATACCTGCGGACTCAAACCTACAAGCAATTATTTACGCTTTGTGCTTCCTAAGAACATGTGAAAAACCCGAAGAAGGATTTAATTCATTCAATAATAATTACGCGTTAATCTCTTTAGAAAAAGATTACAGTCCAACCTTTGAACGAGGAGCTTTCATGAAACAATATTCGTGTGTTGAAACTCAAAGTCTCAACGGTAAGATAACAATTCCCGCAGCTAACTTCAAAACAGTTGATTTATTTGTAGGATTCTTAAGGGATAGATTAGAGGCTAAAACAATACAAATATCTGATTTAATAGGTTTACATCAGTTCTATGTCACAGAATGGGATTATACAACAGTCAATAAAACTACTTTTGAAACAAACAGACTAACAATTTACAAACCAATTAGAGATAAACTAATTCAAGCTTTAAATGTTGCTAAAACCGATGGAATTACTATTCAAAACGTTGAAAAGTTAGTTGATGGTCCAAATTACCAAGAAATATTCCCCACACCAACACCATCACCGAGACCAATTGTTTTACCACCAGGACAAGATATTTTTAATGTTCGAAGAGTTACTGTCCAAGGAAATGACAATCAAATTATTGTTTCAATTAAACCAAATGTCGGTTTATGGGAAATATTCCTAACAAAAGGACAAATATTCAGTAACACACCATGTAGTTCTAGTGGAGACCTTTCAGAACCTGGTCGAATAACTGACGATAAACAACAAGCTATTTTTACACCATTACAAGATGCTTTACAGAGTTGCAATACAGATGCTGGAGTCAGTGGAATAGTTCCATTGGAATATGATGTCTATGCAAATCCGGTATTACCAAACGGTAGTTTAGACGAGACTAAAGATGCACAAGGAAACCTAATAAGAACACAAAAAATCTTTTCGGTTAATAGTTCTATAACTATTTAACTTTTTATGATATTTATAAATAAATTATTTTTATGGACTTAACACAAAAATTAAACAACTACTTAGGTAAACAAGGTCAATACTCAGAACAATCTATGGGTAATGGAACTAAGGAAGTTTGTGACTTAGAAACAGGTGATTGCTATGTTGTCAGAGAAAAAGATGGACTAATCGAAAGAGCAGGTCATCAAGTAACCGCAAACAGAAAAGTAAAAGTAGAAACCGTAAAAGGTATAAAGCAATTGTTAAATGATTAAAAATGTCAATAGATAAAAAAATTATTAGTGAAATTGAAAGATATAGAAGTATAAACAAATACTTGAATGAACAAGAAGTTCCACCACCACCCGCTCCACCAGCACCTGGTGCCGAAGCAGGGGCACCCCCACCACCGGCTCCGGGAGCGGAATCAACACCCGAATCCGAACCACAACCAATTGATGTTGAAACTGACGACGAGGTAACAAAAATTGATGATAAAGGAAACTCAGAGGAAGGAGAAGGTGAAACCGAAGAATTGGAAATCACAGACCTTGTAAAATCACAAGAGAACATAGAAAAGAAACAAGAAGAATACTTCAATAACTTATTTTCTCAATTATCTAATTTAGAAGCTAAGTTAAAGGATATGGATTCTATTGTTGCGAAACTTAACACACTCGAAAATAAAATAGAGAAATATAGAGAAAAATCACCACAAGAAAAATTGGATTTGAGAAAATACGATTCTTATCCATTCAACCAAAAACTTTCTGATTTTTTTAATGATAAGCAAGATGAATTTGAAAAAACCGGAAAAACTGATTATGTTTTAACATCAGATGATGTAACAGATATTTCTGACAGTGAAATTAAAGACACTTTTCTACCAACAGATGAAACAGAATTTACAAAATAAAGATTAAATTTTTAACACTTAAAAGGTATCACAAAACGTGATACCTTTTTTTTTATTTGACATGTTCGGTATTTATGTTTATCTTTGAGATATTAATTAACTTTTTAAAATTTAAAAGCTATGAGTTCACTCGACGCCGTATTGGCACAGTATGAGAAATCTACACAAGGGGGCGGGGCCCAAAACAAAATGTCGCAAGACGAAAGAATGAAAAAGTATTTTGCTCTTCTTCTTTCTGATAAAGAAAAGTCAGGACAAAGAAGAATCAGAATCCTACCTACTCCGGATGGTTCCTCACCATTTAAAGAAGCTTGGTATCACGAAATCCAAGTTGGAGGTCAATGGCAAAAGTTCTATGACCCGGGAAAAAATAACAACGAACGTTCACCTCTTAATGAAGTTTATGAAGAGTTGATGTCTACCGGTAAAGAATCTGATAAAGAACTTGCCAAGCAGTATAAATCTCGTAAGTTTTATATTGTTAAAGTTATCGACCGTGATAATGAGCAGGACGGACCAAAGTTCTGGAGATTCAAACACAATTACAAGAATGATGGTATCCTTGATAAAATCATTCCAATTTGGAGAAACAAAGGTGATATCACCGATGCCGAAAAAGGACGTGATTTGATTATTGAATTAACCAAATCTAAAACCGGTAAAGGTAAAGAATACACTTCCGTATCTACAATTATGTATGATGATGTCCAACCACTTTCAGAAGACAAAGATTTGATGAAAGAATGGATTAATGACCCACTTACTTGGAATGATGTTTATTCTAAAAAACCTGTTGAGTATCTTGAAGCAATTGCACAAGGTAAGACACCAAAATGGGATTCAGAAAAAGGCGGTTATGTTTATGGTGATGACGAAGAATCTACAACCTCTATGGGTGGTAGTTCAAAATCTAAATCATATGTTGACCCACAAGCCGACGAAGAACCGGACACAGAGTTACCATTCTAATTTCTCACAAAGGGGGTGGGATACCCCACCCCTAATTTTAAATAAAAACAAATAAAAAAATATTTTATGTCAAAAAAAGCAAAAAAGAAAGCAGCACCAAAAATGAAAGAAGTGGTGAAACCATCATACTCAAGTATGACAGAAGAACAATACGATGAGATTAAATCAATTTTGAGATGGGATAATCCTCATGGTGAATTGGAATCTCTCGCGTCTGAGTCCGATTTAACTCTCGTAGAGATGGCATTTAAAATCGGAAAGATTTCTAAATCATTCGAACTAATGTGCGAAAAGATTGAAAAAATTCTAGAAGATTCTTTAACAGAACAAGAAGATACTCAAAACACCTACGATTGGGATAATTCGGAAGATGATTACGAAGATGTAGAAGAAGATGATGAAGACGAAGAAGAAGAGGACGAAGAATAATTTTATAAAATAAATTCAATTCATAATTTATATCATGGCAGGAATTAAGAAAAAAGATATTGGTGGAATTGGGAACATAAAAGATAAGTTCTCAACCAAAACAAAATATAAAGAAACAAACTACTATAATTGTGGTGAAGCGTTTCATAACGCTTGTGGAATACCGGGTCCCGTAATGGGAGGAATTAATATGTTCTTGGGACATAGTAATAGTAGTAAAACAACTGCAATGATTATGGCGGCCGCGGATGCACAAAAGAAGGGACATCTACCTGTATTCATTATAACAGAAAAGAAATGGTCGTGGGACCACGCCGTTGAGTTGGGATTACAAGCAACAAAGAACGAGAACGGAGAATGGGATGGAGATTTTATCTTTAATGATTCGTTTGATTATATTGAGCAGGCGACAGATTTTATTAATGAAATATTGGATGCTCAAGAAAAAGGTGAGGTTCCGTATAACTTATTATTCTTATGGGATTCTGTGGGGTCTATTCCTTGTAAAATGACATTTGAAGGTAAAGGGGGAAAAATGCATACGGCATCTGCATTGGCCGATAGAATTGGTATGGGGGTTCATTCACGTATCACTAAATCAAAAAAAGAAGAATATCCATATTATAACACTTTGGTTGTAGTAAACCAACCTTGGGTTGAGCTGCCGGATAATCCTTTTGGACAACCCACTATCAAGGCGAAAGGTGGGGAGGCATTATGGTTGGCGTCATCGTTGGTGTTTTTATTTGGTAATCAAAAGAATGCGGGAATCAATCACATCACAGCAACAAAAAATGGTAGAACAGTATCTTATGCGGTAAGAACAAAAGTTTCCATCCTTAAAAACCACGTAAATGGTTTGGGTTATAAAGATGGAAAGATTATTGCAGTTCACAATGGTTATATCAAAGACACCAAAGAAGATTTGGAAAAATATAAGAAAGATTACTCACAATACTGGAACGCAATACTTTCTGGTGATGGAGAAATAGCTCTCGAAGAAAATGAAGAAGTGGAGATAACAGAATAAAAAAAGTTATAATAATTCCACTTTTTATTAAGTTGTAGATATTTATTATATATGGGAAGAAAGAAAATTAAAGAAATTGAAAAAAAAGTTAAAATAGGTGTTTCGGTTGACCCAGAACTACCACAATACTTTAAAGATAAATCAATAAATCTTTCTTCCCTTGTTAATAAACTATTGAAAGAATATATAAAAAATGGAAACAAAAGTTTGTAAAAAATGTGGTGAAGAAAAAAATGTTTGTGAGTTTGGTAAATTAAAATCTTCTAAAGATGGGTTATTATATTCCTGTAAAGAGTGTAATAATAAAAGGTCAGTGGAATATCGTAAAAATAATCCTGAAAAAATTTTAGAACTCACAAGAAATTGGACGAGAAAAAATCCAGATTCAGTTTATAACAGACACAAAAAATGGAGGAAAGAAAACCCTGAAAAAGTTAAAGAGTTACGGGAAGAATGGTATAAAAAAAATCCTGAAAAAAGATTGGAATATCGTAAAAATTATAAACCAAGAAAACAACAACAAAGGAAAGAAAGAAGGAAAATTGACCCTTTGTTTGTCCTTACTAATAATTTAAGGTCTAGAATGTATAAATTTTTAATTACTTTAAACATTACAAAGAAAAACACAACTTTTGAAATAGTCGGTTGTTCACCACAAGAATTAAAGGAACATTTGGAAAACAAGTTTGTTTCGGGAATGAGTTGGGAAAACAGAACAGAATGGCACATTGACCACATTATTCCATTATCATCTGCAAAGACAGAAGAAGAACTATACAAACTTTGTCATTACACAAATCTCCAACCATTATGGGAGGAGGAAAACTTAAAGAAGAGTAATAAAATATTAATTTAACAATTTAACCCCCCTCTCTTAATGAGGGGTTTTTTATTTGACTTACCTATTATTATCATCTATACTTAATTCAGAAACAATATTTTTTATCACCTCACAATATGATTAAGTGAAAACACTTTTAATTGACGGAAATAATCTCTATATGATTGGGTATAACGGAGTTAGAGATTTGTTTTCACAGAATGAACACATCGG